AAGCATCATTCCTCCTATGGGTGCCGAATGGTACGGGGAGCCAGAGAACTCTTTCTCTCTGACTCCCCGCATCTTGATCGCCTTACGACTCGCCGATGATCCGCTGCAGGCCGGTCACGAGACCCTTGCGAGGCTCGTTCCCGGTTGCGGTGTTCTCGGCCGCGAGAATCCGCTGAGCCATCTCGGGGTCGTCCCCCGCGAGTTCCAGCAGATCGTTGATCGTCGGCTCGTCCGCCTCGATCCACGCCGCCAGGGCAGCGTCGTCCATGTCGCCTGGCGAGCCTTCGCCTCCGGCTTCCGCAGGCGGCGCTGATGCGTCTCCGCCCTCGAGAGCCTTGAGCTCGGCCTCCGTGTAGAACACGTCGAACTTGTCGGCGCGTTCCTGGTCGTACGGGCGGAGCGAGTCGAAGTCGAGCTTGTCGCCTCGGATCGCCTGTGCCGGCTCGAGGATCTTCGTCCCCGGCTGATACGGGTTGTCCCGCTCGATGTGGTACGAGAAGCCACGAACCTTGACTGTCCTCTCATCCATCTTCTCCACCTCCTCCCGTTACCCGGCCAGCCCGGTCACCTTGAAAATGGCGAACGGGTTGTTGACGAACATGGCGGGGGACACCGACGACTGCACCCACGTGCGCTGACGCAGGGTCGGAGCACCCTCTTCGGCGGTCTCCGTCGCCAGCGGGAACTCGATCCGCATCTCGCCGACCTGTCCCTGGGCGACCGCGTATGCGACGCCTGCCGGGACACGGGGAGAGACGTAGACCGAGATACCGGCCGACGCGAGGAGATCGACGAGTCCCTGACCGTAGATCGTGCCCAGCTGCATCCACTGGGCTGGGTTCAGCAGCCAGAGATCGATCACGATGCCGAGCTCGTCCGCGTCGGCCATGGCCTGGATGTTCATGAAGTCGCGTGCCGGATAGGCGGAGGCGTTTGACGCGCCTGCGCCTGCGGTGACGACTGCATTCCAGTTGTTGCCGACGACGGACTGCCCCGAGGCGGTGATGCTGGCCTCGATGACCTCGATCGCTCGCTGGTTGATCTTGCGAACGATCGTGTTGCCCAGCTGGCGTGTCCGCATGGTGAACTGGGACACGTTGTTGCGGAGGCGAGCTTCCTTCGTGAAGAAGAACTTGCCTCCCCACTTCTCCGGCTCGGCGATCTTCGGTGCACGCCGAACGCCGGTCACGAGCGGGAACTCGTCACCAGGCGCGACACGCTTCACGTCGCGGTCCAGGTAGAGCTCGTTCGTCGTGACCTCGTCGTACACGATGGCGCCGCCCGTGACGCCACCCGCCGAGGTGAAGAGCCGGTCCGAGATGAACCGCTGGAGGGTCAGATCCATGATCATGGAAGTGACCCTGGTGGGCTGGTTGAGCGCGATGTCGACAGTGATCTCACTGCCTGTCACGCGAGGCGGGCCGAGCGGATGCTCGACAGCCTGCGAGAACGAGAAGTGTGACCTCGACTCGTAGCTCAGGATGTCCTTCACTTGTGTTTTCCTCCCTTCTACGAGTCGATTACACGATCCGTGACGCGCCGTACAGCTTGATCGCTGCATCTGCGCCACCGGCTGCACCCGCGACTGCCATGCCGACCACGTGCTGGCCTGCTGCAGCGGGCTTGATCCGTCCGTCGGCGTCCACCGACACCTCCTGGCCAGCAGCGACAGCTGCTGAGCAGGTCACCGGGACGATGATCCCCGGCTGGGTAATGACGCCGACCTTGCCACCGATGGCGACGTCGCGGTTGACAACGCCGAGGATCTGGCCGTTGAGAACCGGGACGTTGACGATGATGTTGCCACCGTCTGCGTCGGTGTCGAGTCCCGTAACGAGCGGACCCTGTGGCTCAGCCGAGACTCGGCAGAACCTCTTGCCGGTCAGTGCTGCGGCCGCGTGGCAGGTGAGAACGCTGCCTGGCTCGTAGACCGGAATGCATTCGTTGGCCATCGATCAGACCTCCGTCATGACACGCGAGCCGCGAGCCTGGTCCGCCTTGAGACGTGCCGCCCGAGCCGCTACCTCCGGGAACCACGACGCCGGGTACGCCTCGCCGGTGTGCTGACCCTGCACAACGTCGCCGTCCCCACCCGTGTTGGTTCCCCGCTCCTCGACCGGGATCGTCCCGGCTGCGAGGGCCGTGATCGTGGCGCGAGCGCCTTCACGATCAGCCTTCATGTAGGCGGACCAGTGGTCGCGCCTGGACGGAGGGAACTTGCCCTCGCGCATCGCTGCGTCGAGGAAGGAGTTGTCCTCCGTCTCCAGCTGTTGTGTTCGAGCGGCCTTGCCAGCCGCCGCGTCGGTCTTGAGAGCCTCGAGCGTCTCCTTGTCGATCGAGACGACACCGGCCTTGGCCGCTGCGACTGCTTCCTGCTTCTCGGCCTCGGTCTCCGCTTCGGGCTCAGGCTCCGGCTCCGGCTCGGGGTCCGGCTCCGCCTCGGCCGAGATCGCCTCCGTCTGCAGCTTGGAGTTGATCTCCTCCTCGGTCGCGGTCTCGGCGAGGCCCAGCTTCGTGGCGAGCGCCTTGCGTGCCTCGTCGTCCATCTGGTCTCCTCCTTTGGTTGCCTTGATCTCGCGACCCGAGTCCTTCGGTGTCGCGTAGCTGGCAGCGACCCGGCGGGTCGCCATGACTCCGGCGGCGAAGGCTGACATGGCCTTGGCCTTGTCTTCCTTTTTCTCCGGCATCGGCACGTACTCGACCTTGACGGGCTCCGGCTCTCCGAAGGTGATCTCGTCTCCGTCGATCTCGAACGACACCAGGAACAGCTGTCCCTTGAAGTCGTCTTCAACGACCAGCTGGTCGGGATCGAGCAGTACTGCCTTGATCCACGATGACCAGTCGCCGTTGCTGTCCAGAACGTCGTAGTACTCGCGGCGCACGTCATCGACGTTGACCGCCGCATGAACGCTCATGCTGTCTCCTTTCGCTGCAGCGATCTTCGCCATCTTCTCGACGTCGAAGGTGAACACCACGTCTTCGGGCTTCTCGCTGGTGTAGTAGGCGGGCAAGTCCTCGAGCGTCAGGATGCCCGGCCACTCCACTCCTAGTAGCTGCACACACTCGATCACAAATTCGTGTTGGCCCCCGGTGGGAGTCCTGACTCCCCAGAGACCTTCGATCGAGCGATTCGGATACGCG